GTTCTTTTGCAACAGATGTTAATGTTTTAAGAATGTGATTAAATTCAATTTCATCATCTTCACTCCAAGCAGGCTTACCATACAATGCCTCTTTCGCTTCTGCTGAAATCTTACGTTGGGACTTTTGTTCAATCTTCTTTAGTTCTTTTTTATCTGCATCCCATTCATATCCTGCTTCCTTCATCTTTTGGAATAAAAAGTCACGTTGTTCTTTGGCTGCTGGATATACTTTGTTGTTATTATTCCAAGTGTCTATCCCATTTGCCTCTATAAAATCATCCGCCAAATTAACACCGCAGTAGAAATATACATAATCTTTATCGTGCCTTTTATATATAAAAGGAGCACCATTTGCATCTAAGACATCACCATCCTTTGCATCTTTGATAGTCCAATCTCTGAAATATGTATCAGGACAAACTACTTCAAAGGGAACATTGCTATTAGACGGCATTAAACTTCCGTCCTGTGTAGATAAGTATGTATCACCTTTATAAAATGCTTTGTTTGCATAATTATCGAGTAGGTCTTTTATACATACATACCATTTATCTTTTTCAATCTTAAACTTTGGTTCAACCTTATCAGTGGGGTTTTGCTCACTTTGCTTTTTAAGCCAAGCAACCACATCCGATAATTTTATTCCATTAAGCCATTCTTTATCAGTGCGTGATTCTCTCTGCTGATACTTGAAGGATTCTAACAACCATTTCCTTATCTTCTCATCCTCGCTCTCTTCTTTCTTAACTACAATCTTTCCATTTTCAATGCTTGCCGTGTAACCTTCTGGAATATTGTATTCCCAACCTCCAAGTTCGCTATCTTTAGCACCAAATGGAATTTCAATAAATTCTTTCATAACTAATCATTTTTAATATAATACTCACATCCTTCCTCGATAGGTTCTTCAGGATGAAAGAAGGATGCAAACAAATAATCTCTGTTCTTAACCTCTTGCCCTAACCAATACCTGTAACAAGTGTCTTTCTTACTGCAAGTGTGTTGGGAGCAATGCATCATGTCGTGGTTATAGTTCATAGTTATTCCTCCTTTACAATTATTACTTTAACTTTGTCACCATCTTCAATACACTTAGGCAGTTTCATATTAATAGATAGACCTGTTATATTCCAGTAGCCGACTTCGCCATCCACAGCACCTTTCATCATCTGCTCTTTCTGCCAATTAGCACCTGCCTTGAAGATTTCATAGAAATTATTCTTGTCAGAATCAACAATATGCTTAAAGGCTTCTACTGCTGCTTGTTCCAAGTCCTCACTTACAGGCTCTTCTTTTCCATGCACACATTCATTAACTATCTCAGCATACTTCTCACTTGAAATGCCTAAATCCTCTTGTGGATTGAAGTCTTTAATCATTTCACCAAGTACACCTTCTGCCTCTTTAGGTTCTCCAATAGTCACTTTGATAGGTTCTTCAAAAGAAATAAGCACATTACGATAAGCATCCGCTTTACCTTCCCAATAACTATTATTTGTAATATTTGCTCTATCTAATGATATACTATAAAGCCTTTCAATCTCGGCTTTAATTTGTTCTACTTGTTTGTTCATATCGGTAAATAGTTTCAACGTGTTCCAGTGTGTCCACCACATATACTTTCTGTGCTACAACATTGTTTTCATAGAGTGCTTCGATATAGCGTATTACAACGCTATCTCTACGATTAATGCATTCAATCAAAGTCCTATCATAATCCAGATAGTGAGAGTGATAGATACCCATCTTCTCTTCTAAAATAGAGAGCTTTGTAAATATCGCCATTAAGACAATAATAATAACAGCATACGGAAAAGCCTTTCCTGCTAATTCAAGTATCTCTTTCATTTCTCAAACTCATTTATAAGTTCTTGTTTTCGTTCTAATAGGAGTTGCTTAAAGCGGTCAGTCAGGACTTTATCATTGACTATGTGATAATCTGGGTAACTAGAGAAAACATGAGACTTGACTATTCCTATACCGACCATTACTAAGTTCTCATCGCCAATTTCGTAGCCAATAGATTTAAGGATTTCATCTATATCGTTAATCTTTTCAACGATAGGCTTCCTGATGTTATACTCTTTTATAGTCATAGTTATATAGTTAATGTTATATACGATTTCTCAGGGCAAGGCATACCTTGTCCTGTTTTGTTTCCGAAAAGTTAGTGGGGAAATGAACTATCTGCGGACAAAGTTACGAAAAAAAGTTTTTGTCTCGGTGAACCGAGACAAGTTTTTCTGTCGAAATGGAACTTTGGGACTAAGAAAGCGAGAAAAAGGTGAGCGCAATTCTTATTTCACAAGTGTGAAAAATAAAAGTGAGACCTGCTTAGAACAACGTATTTTTGTGGCAAATAGATGCAGCCATGCGTCTATTCGAGAGCAAAAACATCTATTAATAAAGAAAAAAAGGAGGGTTTATGGAAGAAAAGATTCTTACAGTACCAACGAATGACAATGGCGCATTGAATGCAATGGCCATGATGAACAACAATCCGTGGATGTATCTTGTCATGCTGGCATTATTCGGTGGCGGAGGCTTCGGCTACGGCAACAATGGTGTAAACACCGCACTTGACATTGACACGCAGAACAAGCTGAACAGCCTACAAGCGCAGATTAACGACAACAACAACAATCAGTGGCTTCGTGAAGCAATTGCTGGTAACGCAACCGCTTTGAATGCCCTGAAGGATTGCTGCTGTCAGGCACAGAAGCAGACGTTAGAGCAGGGTTATCAAAACCAAATTCAAACCATCAACCAAACCAATGACTTGCAGACTACGATGCGAGCCGAGAGTGGACTTGTCCGCGCAGAGGTTGCTTCCTTCCGTCAGGCATGGGAGAACAGCCGCTATCAGGATGTAGTGGCCGAGAAGACACGTTTGCAGACAGAGCTTGACCTTCTCCGTCAAAACGCAGGCACGGCAGCTATGATTGCTCCTGTGCAGGCCGACGTGACGAAGATACAGAACGAGGTGCTCGCTCTTCTTGCCAACGCAAACGTGGCTAAGACAGCAACAGCTACAACCGCAGGTTAAACAATTTCCTCCGATGGGGTGGTAGGGGTGTCCCCTGCGCCCCTATCGGGGAATTAAAATTCGGAGGATATGGGAAACTTATTTAAGGATTTGACCGCAGGCGCATTCGTATATGCGTTGAGCAAGGGCGAGGAATTGAAGTATTACGAAGGCAGCGTCGTGAGCGTTGGCCAACAGAGAGTGGACGTGCCACCGATGCCGAAGATGCCAAACGGGCAACTGCCAACACAGATGCCTATTATCAGGAACGTGGTAGATGTGACCTATAGCATAGACGGAAAGACATACACGGATGCCGTAGACATCACAGCACCGGCCTTCACCACCGACAAGTTGGGCGGTGTAGCACTTGTAGCCACGAGCAAGGATGCCATCGTGAACGAGTTGCGCCAGACAGAGCAGAGTGTGGAGAGTTACATAACGGAAGCCGAGAAGGGACTGCCGAAGAAGAAGGAGCAGTTGAAGTCGTGCAAGTCACTCATAGCGCAATTGGACACCTCCTACAAGGAGAAGCAGCAGACGGAGGAGCGATTTACGAAGATAGAGGCAGTACAGAAGGAACTTGCCGACAAGTTGGACAAGATATTAGCGAAATTAGGAAAATGAAGAACGAGCATATCAAGAAATTTGACGAGTTGTACACGAAGATGTCCGACTCGTCCGACATTAAGGACATGGAGTTGTTCGGCAAGGTAATGCGTGAAGCCATGCAGTACGTAGTCAATCACTCTCCTGCCTACGCAGATGAGTTAATAGAGAAGTTGGAAGCAATCAACTACAAGAATTACCTGACCAAGAAAGAGGCAGAGGACATCATCATGGAAATGCAGCCTTCCCCGAAGTGGACGATTGAGCAGATGAAGCGTGCGCTTGCTGCATCAGGTACTGCAACAGAAGAAGCACCATGCTACAACGAGTGCGCATTGCTTACAACGATAGCTATGATATCAAGTGATAGTGGTGACACGCTATCCAAGTACGTGAAGGACGAAAGCCAATTGATGGAGATAATCTACAATCTGGCTATTGACAAGTTAAAGGATAAGGACGGCAAGTTTGCTATCCGCAAATACTTTGACCTATGATTGAGACACTCGGACATTACGCATGGAAGGCGGTAGCGAAGTTGGGCGAAATCCTACAGACGCTGTGCGGATGGTGCTACCTGATAGCTCTTTTCCTGCTTGACTATTTCTCGGGTCATGGGTTCATTGTTGGCTTGGCAGTGTTCGTTACCCTGATGGATGCCGTATGGGGGATAGCAGTCAGCGTGAAGCAAGGCAAGTTCACATTGAGTGAGTTGGCGAGATTGACGATAGCCAAACTTGCAGTCTACGGCTGCGCGTTGAGTGTCTTTGTTGGGTTGGACAAGGTGACAGACAGCGTCATCACAGGCTCGCTTGTTGGCGCAGCAATCGTCCTCGTGGAGTTCTGGAGTTGCTGCGCGAGTATGCTTATCCTATTCCCGTACATGCCATTCCTGAAGTTAATGAAGAAGGCGTTGACTGGTGAGATAGCAAGCAAGTTGCACATTGAGGAATGCGACGTAGAGGACGTGTTGCGCATAGACTATAACAGCAAAAAGAAGAAGAAGGAAGATGAAACTGATGACAATATCTAACGCAGGCTTGGCACTCATCAAGAAGTACGAGGGTTGCCAACTGAAGGCCTACAAGTGTCCTGCAGGCATACCAACAATAGGCTATGGGCATATAAAAGGTGTTAAGATGGGCATGACTATCACACAGGAGATAGCAGACAAGTTGCTGCAAGAGGACATCGCGCCAACAGAGAAGGCCTTGAACGCCTTGAAGATTAACTTTAGGCAAGGGCAGTTCGATGCGCTCGTGTCGTTCATCTTCAACTTGGGCATCGGCAACTTTAACTCGAGCACATTAAAGAAGAAGATAGTGGCAGGCGCAAAGGACGAGGACATCGCTGCAGAGTTTGGTAAATGGAACAAGGCAGGCGGCAAGGTGCTTGCTGGACTAACTAAAAGAAGAGAGGAGGAAGCAAAACTATGGATGCAATAAAGAAGATGGCATGCCTGTTGGCGGCAATTGTAGCACTGGCATCGTGCAAGACCAAGACGGTGGTGGTAACTGTTCCCGAAATTCGCACCGACACAACCTACATCACAAAGGAGCAGAGAGACAGCATTTGGCTGCACGACAGCATCTATGTCAGCGAGAAGCAGAAGGACGACACCATCTATCTGTATCAGGAGAGGTGGCACACCAAGTACGTAGAGAAGGTTAAGACCGACACCATCTATCAGCACAAGGTAGATAGCGTAGGCGTTCCTTACCCGGTTGAGGTCAAGGTAGAGAAGAAGCTGAACTGGTGGCAGAACATGCGCATGACGCTTGGAACGATTGCGCTGATAGGCATATTCTTGTGGATAGTAGGTCAAGGTATTAAGTTGTACATGAAAAGATTTTGACTATGCGAGTAACATACGTTATAGGCAAGGAGGCCGTCTTGAAGGAAGTAAGGAGGCTTACCCACTACGGAGGACACAGGAAGACTGGTGATGATGGTGCGTTTGAGCGAATGCGAGCAACAGACAGCGACAAGGATATGCTGGAGCAGTTCTGGAAAGCGGCCTGCTCTGCTGCAACCGAACAGCTAATGCACTACACTAAATGTATAAGCAATGACGATATAGGCGAATCAACTGCATACGAAGTAGAGATGGAGATGCCGAGCTTGTACGATGTCATTCTCAACGACAGCATTGAGGAGAGCCTGCAGAATTTCTTCATTAACCTGATAGCGAGCAAGTGGTACAAGATAACAAGTCCTGAAGATGAAGTCAAGTATGCTGCAGAAGCTAATGGTTACATGAAGGACATAGAGAACAAGATATATCACCGCAAGAGACCAAAGAGAGATGAATACTGATTGCACATGTTCGGGCACAGGCTTCCCGATTTTCAATAACGATGTTGTATTGCGCTTCGGAAGGAACGAGTTGCTTTACGACATCAAGAATTACGCCTACATTGAGTGGGACGTAACGAAGGTAGAGAGTGCTCACGACAAGCACATGATAGCCGACATTGGCGAAAAGGGAAACGTCGATAGGGTGACGAGGGTGCTTGACCTCACCTTTGCTCAATGTGTAGAGTTGCTATATCCCTATGCAAAGCGAGAAGTGAAGGGGCACAGCAGCCGAGACAATGAGCTTGAAGAAGAGGAGGAGTATGTCTTGAGGATGAAAGTGCCTGACACTTTTTCCGAGACTACCGTGACGCTCTTAGAGAAACTTATACACGAACTCATGGTGTGCGCAGTCCTTGCAGATTGGTTCAGCATAACCAAGCCTGATATTGCGGCATCGTGGGCTGCAAGAGTGGAGGCGCTTGAAACCGAGATACGACGTGTCAAGAACAGACGTAGTGGAAGGCTGACGAGGAAGTTGCATCCTTTCTAATTTAATATATATAACTCTGCCACCCGAGCCGTTTGCATCGGTAGTCAGAGGGCGCGAATTACTTGCTTGCATAGCAGACATTCAAGCTGGACAATCGGGTGGCTGCTTTTACTTATAGTAAGAGCCTACAGAGGCTTCGTGCGCTGTGCCAGCAAAACAGCGCATTCCTTTGCAACTGAACGGTTACGTGGTACGTAGCTCACTCGCGTATGTTGTACGGGGATAGGCCTCTGCTTACAGCAGGGGAATAACAGTCTCAAATGTATCCTCGTGGTCGGGTGATACAAGACTCCTAAATACCGCGTCGGATTGTTCCGAAGGGAAGGGTTTGGGGGTCTTTCTTTATATTACTTTGCGATTATACAATTGTGGTAAATCGTAAAACATAAAACAATGAGTGTATTTATTTTGTTTTGCGAATGGGATAATGGGATTCTTATTTTCCCCATTGTCCCCATTGTCCCCGATGCGATTATGCGATTGTGTTAAATCGTAAAACAAGAATAGGGATTATTGCCATGAATCCCTATTTACTTGACGAATCCCTATTGACTTTGTTTTATAAATGGGGAAAATGGGATTTTGATTTTTCCCATTGTCACCATGTCCCCACAACCCACTCTGTTATCATTTCTGTTATCATTTATGTAAGCATTCCTGTAAGCAAAACGATACTTCTTACGCACTGACATTCAATGTCTTATGAAAGTGCGTAAGCGAATTACAATAGCTCGCTTACAAAAGTGATAACAAAAACTAATAACAAAAAAGTGATAACAAGTTATTTAATTTTGTTATATATATGGGGATAAACAGGGGATAAACGGGGGATTTTGTCCCCTGTCAATCCCCTTTCATTTTCCTCTCAACATTCTTCATCGCTTCGTAGATGGTAGAGTCAAGCAATTTGGCATAGACCTCTCTTGTTATCTTCGTGGACGAATGCCCAAGCACCTTTGCCACTACCTCCATGTCGACACCCATATTGAGGAGTAGGGTTGCGCCAGTATGTCTTGCCCAATGTGATGTCAGTTCCTTGTCGATGCCTGCGTGTTGTGCAAGAGCTTTCAAGTAAGCATTGTACTTGACGTTGGAGATGATGGGCAACTTGCCATCGTACTTGTTCAAGATGTCTTGGGCAGGCTTCATAAGCATGAAGGAAAACTCCTGCCCTGTCTTGCCGCGTGTGCCGCTATATACAGAGCGACCTTTTACCTTCTTAATCTTGGTGAAGTCGAATGCTGCAAGGTCAACGTATGAGAGGCAGGTATAGACTTGAAACACGAACACGTCACGCACTTGCCGCAGACATTCTGTAGGCAGCTTGACCTTCTCTATCTTGTGAAACTCCTCAATGGTTAGGTGCTTCCATAGACTGCGGCTTTCCTTGTCCCGATTGATGCGGACGTGCTTGTAGGGGTTGCGACGGATGAGCCCTTCGTCCACGGCATCCATGATGAACGAGTTAAGAAATCTGTGGTAGTTGTTCCATTTGCTGTTGTCCTTCAAGTTCTTCCCGGCAAGCACCATGTCCATTTCGATAATATTGGCCTCCGTAATATCATCGAAGGACTTGATGCCTCCCCATGCTTGGAAGAAGCGCATGAAGCGGTTGTATCGCTCCTGAGAGTCTTTCGTCTTCCCATACATACGCACGCACGCGCGTTCATTACAATAATTAATAAAGGCATCTTTGTCCACAGGCTTCGGTTCTTGTTTGGCCTTCATACGCTTTGGAATCTCGTCAAGGTCAAGGTCGCCTGCTTCAAGAAGTTCGTTGACCACCCTGCGAGCATTTCCCATCAGGACGGACAAGGAAGAGTTAAGGTGAAGTGCATCGCTTCTGCCTATCACTTGGCCATTCTTCCACTCTCGGGGCAGGACGTGAATGCCCGAAGCCATGAACTTTGCCTTACGATGAAAGGTAATTTGTAACTCAATGCTGCCTTCTTTAGTAGCAGATGCTCGTTTGCGTCTGTCGAAGATGAATTTTAGAACGGGTAATTGTGCCATAGTTATATAGTTAAATGTCAGGTATCGTGGGTTGGAATCCCCTCCCTCCCGAGTACCTATTGTTTTACCGAATTAGGATATTTAGTTTTACCAAGTGCCATTTTTGGTAAAACTTTTTGAACATATTATATCATATTAAAACATATTATATCATACATAGTTTTGCAGGGTTCAAATCCCTTCAACTTGTGGAGTTTCAGTTGGTTACGTTGTCAAATCCCTTGCAAAAAGGGCAAAAGAATAGGAAGTGTGAAACACCCTTCCTACTCTATCCAGCGGAGAGACTGGGATTTTTTGGGTGTTAGTATATGCTTGTTCCTCAGTTAGTTAGGTGTGGTATGTTCGTTTTGGTAAAACATTGGTACTACATTTTAGTAGGCTTTGACGCAGGCTTTGACGGAGAAGACTGCCATTAGTTCCTCCTTCGGGATTTGCTGCTCGGAGTAGTCCTTGTTGTCGGGGATGAGTTGGATGTTTTTGCCTTTGTCGTTTACTCGCTTGATTGTCCGCAGTCCGTTCTTGGTGACGATGGCGTATATCTCCCCACTTATTAGATAACGGAAGTCCTCAAGTTGTTGGAGAGCCACCATGTCGCCCGACGAGATGGTTGGCGACATGCTATCTCCATGTGCGTTTACCCAACATGTGCAACGATTATAGAGAGGGAAGTCTATAAGGTAGTCGGGGTTTCTCGTCTGGTCGTTCTCCATAATGTCGAAGCCGAGAGTGAAGTCCACGTTGTAGTATGGCACTCCCTGCGTCGTGGAGATTCGTGGTTTTTCTTCTTCTCGCATTGAGCCTTCACCTGTGAGCAGCCACTTATACCTTATATTATATACGTGAGCAATAGACTCCAATAAGGAGTTCGGGCAAGGACTTTTGGCGTTAAGTATCTTAGACAAACTACCCTTGTCGAATCCAAGATTATCTGCAAAAGAAGTCATCCTTACATTCTCCTCTTGCATCACACATTTGATGCGTTCTATCATCTCAGTGTCTATGGGATAAAATTGTTTTGCCATGTTGATGTTATGTTGAGGTTAATGTGTTCCAAATGTCTTATTATGTGTTCTATCTGTCTTATTCGTTGAATTTTCGTTGTTTTTTATTTGGTGTATGTTGAAGTTTTTTCGTAACTTTGCAGTGTCAAATCAATTTTCTCGTTGTTTTCTCGTAAAGAGAGCGAGAGCGAAGACAAAGTTAAGAACAATAAACGAAACAACAATGATACAGAAGAAAAAAATTATCAAAGTTCCTACGAATTGCATACTACAGATTGCAAAATCGCACGGAGTTACACGCGCAGCCGTGTACAATGCGCTTGGTTATCGGAGCAATTCCGAGCAGGCAGGAGTCATCCGCAAGGAAGCGATGGAATTGTATGGCGGCATCAAGGCAGACGTAGTTTATTTTTAATCATTTAACATATAAAGTTATGAAGACAATTAGACGCACAGACATGACGATTACTCTTTCTCAGGAGGAGAAGGATATGGTATTGAACGCTATTAGTGAGCAGTTGCGCTATGGTGATACCGATTTTGACATCTTCGTAGAGATTAACGACAGCCTGACCATTGAGGCACAAGGTCACTTGTACACGGAAGGCTACAGGGAAGCCGACAACAATGGCTTCAACGAGACAGGCAGGAATGCCGACCTTATTCTCACTGCCTTCGTGAGCAATCACGGATGGGACGAGGAGTGCTTCGATGTAGATAGCGAGTTCGAGAAGGAGGCATGGGCAGTATTGCAGGCAGCTTGATTATTAACCATTAAGAAGTATAGATATGAGACATTTGGATTTTACGAAGAACGTGGTAATGCTGGTTATTGGCATATCCGCATTTATCCTGCTCATTGCAGAGGGCGACACCTTGTTCCACACATTCTTGGCAAAGGTAATTGCCTGCGCATTGATAAGTTGTGACATTATGATTTATCGTTCATTCGACAATAACGACAACAGCTATGATGCAGTTCAGTGATATGAATGTAACGTACAAACAGTTCCTTAACGATGTCAGCAGGGCTGTCTGCAAGATGCTCAAGAAAGACCTAAACCCTCGTGGCAAGTGGCTGACCACGAATGAGGCTGCGGAACTGCTTGACGTAACACCTGACTATCTTCGCCATAAGAAGGACAAGTACTGCGCAGTGAAGCGAGGAAAAGGTAAGCAGGCAAGGCTGATGTTTGACAGAGACGTATTGATGGACTGGAAGAATTTGGAATAGACAACACCCACTCTTGGAGACGACATGATACAACTTTGGTTTAATCTTGGGGAAATCTATCTACGTTTTGACATGTGCTTAGCACACAGCGGTGTGCGCGTGTCGGGCAGGTTCGACTCCTGCGGTGGGACAAAGAGAGATAACACATATTTATTAACCAAAAAGTTAAAGTAAAATGAAAGAGTTAAACACAATTCAAACGCGATTGGTGGCGCATAAAACTCAGTACAATTCTTTCGGGAAGTACAAGTACCGCAGTTGCGAGGACATTCTCGCTGCCGTTAAGCCTCTGCTTGCAGATACAGGTTGCACACTTACGTTGTCGGATGAGATTTTGCTGATTGGCAGCAGGTTCTATGTCAAGGCCACCGCAACATTGGCAAACACCAAAGGCGATGTGGCGTCTACAAGCGCACTTGCTCGCGAGGAAGAAGAGAAGAAGGGTATGGACGGCAGTCAAATCACAGGCACAGCGAGCAGCTATGCAAGGAAGTATGCCTTGAACGGCTTGTTTGCCATTGATGACACGGCAGATGCAGACGCACTGAACACCAACAAGGAGTTCACAGAGAAGCCAAAGGCTAAGGTTACAAAGAAGGCTGCTCCTGCCGATGCTCCTGCAGAAGAGTTGTCAATTGCAGAGTTACTGACGTTGGCGAAGGACGAACTCGCGCAAGCGCAGACTGCTAACGACTTGCGTAATATCTGTGCGAGGTATCCTCAACTGAGAACAAACACAGATTTCCTTGCAGCAGGAACTGCGAGAAAGAAAGCACTCGGAATACAATAACCAATAAACTTGAAGACTATGGCAACGACATTGAACAGCATACCAGTTGTGTTCGACCAAGAGACGCACACATACACGAACACAGAGACAGGCGAGGTATACAGGGGCATTACATCTACACTTATCGACCGGCTCTTCCCTGATAAGTACGCAGCCATTCCCGAAGAGGTGCTTCGCAAGGCAGCAGAGTATGGCAGCAACGTACATGCAGACATCGAACTGGCAGAGAGTCTTGGCGTAGCACCTGCAACGCAGGAAGGCAAGAACTACCTGAAACTGGCGAAGGAGAACGGTCTTGTATACTTGGCGAGCGAGCACACCGTAAGCGACATGAAGCACTATGCTACCAACATCGACTGCATCTATGACGTGGAGGATGGCGTGGTTGACATTGCCGATTTCAAGACCACAAGCAAACTTGACAGAGAGAGTGTGAGTTGGCAGTTGAGCATCTGCGCATATTTCCTTGAGAAGAACAATCCAGACGTGAAGGTGCGCAGGCTTCTCGGCATTTGGCTTCGTGGCGACATCGCGCAGGTGATAGAGGTTAATCGTAGAAGCGACGCGGAGATAGAAGCACTCATTGCAGCAGACCTGAACGACGAGCCATTCGAGAACAAGCCATTCTTCCCTGACTATATCAGTGAGAATGAAGCCACCCTGTACGCACTCGGCAAGAAGATAAAGGAACTCACCGACGAGTATGAGACCTTGAAGGCAGACGTGCTTGCGAAGATGCAGGAGCATGGCGACAAGAGTTTCGATACAGGCAACATCTTGATTACCTATGTAGCTCCAACGAGCAGGGAGAGTTTTGACTCGAAGAAGTTCAAAGAAGAGAATGCGGAGTTGTACGGCAAGTATATGAAGCAGAGCGAGACTAAACCAACACTTAAACTTACATTGAGATAAGATATGAAAAGAGTAAAAGACCTGAAGATTGGTGACCATGTTTACTTATTGTGGAATTATGGCGTTGATTTTGAGGATTGGTTTACTGTTGCAGAAATCAGGAAGAAAGGCACACTTGCAACAATCAAACTCGCCATTAAAGAAGGTGACAGGATTAAAGAAGTCATCGCTTACGGACACGTTTCAAGTGCCATTCTATCATGGTATGGCAAGGGGTGTTATATGAGTGAATACCCACTAACGACTGACAGAGAGAGTGCGCAGCGTCTTGCGAATGACTATAATATGTGGTCAGAAGAAAGAGAAATCGGAGTTACCGCAAAGAAATTATTAAAACAACTTACTAAATCTATCTAACTAATCATTCTAATTATGTACAACAAACAATTGATTATCGGCAATCTTGGAAAAGACCCCGAAGTAGTTACTTTCCCTGATGGGAGTAAAGAAGTGAAGTTCACCGTAGCGGTGACAGAGAAAGGTTTTACCACGTCAACAGGCAAGCAGATACCCGACCATACGGAGTGGTTTAACTGCGTGGCGAAAGGTGGCAAGGCAGAGTTCGTTAGCCAGTACATGCACAAGGGCGACAGAATCTTTTGCGAGGGCAAGACCTACACTAATGAGTACAGGGATTCACAGGGAATCACGAAGCGATTCACAGAGGTGCGTGTGACGGAGGTGATAGGCTTATCCAGCAGGCAACAGACAACTGACAACAGACAACAGGTAAACAGCTTCGGAGGGCAACAGAGTTTCCAACCGCAGCAGAGCTTCGGACAGCCACAACAAGGCGACCTGTTTTGATGAGTAATTATTAAGTAATTATTGAGTAATTGACAAGCTAAACTATGACGTACAATCTCGCTAACCCACTCGACGTGCAGAGCATTAGGCTCAGGCTTGAGGCTCTCATCAGCAAAGGCTGCATAGTTGACATGACAGAGAAGAAGGTGAAGCGCAGCCTGAACCAGAACAGCTATTTACACGTTGCCATTCAGTACCTCGCTGTTAAGCTGGGCGAGCCGTCCGTTGAGTGGGTGAAGCGAGAGTACTATAAGAAGACATGCAATGCCGACCTGTTCGTGCGGACGAAGGATGATAAGTTGCTCGGTCAGGTAAAGTACCTGAGAAGTTCTGCTGAATTAGATAAGGCTGAAATGACATTGTCAATCACACGCTTCAGGAATTGGGCATCGCAGGTGGCAAGAGTATATATACCCGAGCCACACGAGCAGGAGGCCGTTGCATGGATGATAAGTGAAGTAGAGAAAAACAAAGGATGGATTTACTAATTAACAATTAAAGTTATGGAAGAGACAAAGAACAGCATCGTTATTGATGATAGCGATAACAGGCTAACACAAAAGAAAATCGTGTTGAGCCATTTACTGGAGTTCGGTTGCTTCTCTATGCCTGAAGCCAACTATAAGTACGGAATAACAAGGCTTGGGGCAATTATCTGCACACTCAAGAAAGAGGGTTGGGATATAGAGACAGAGATGGTATATGGCACTCACAGCAAGACCAAAGGTTTGTCAAAGTGGGCGAACTATATCCTGAAGGCGACACCTTGTGTATAAGTTTATTGTTAAGAGACTATGAAAGATTCGTTTGAGTTTCGCAAAGAGTGGAGAGACGCGGTAAGCGGAATGTCTGCGGAGATGAGGTTGGAGTTCTATGAGGCCGTAATAGAGTACGCCACAACAGGGAACGAACCGAACCTCAAACCAATGGCACGGCTTGCGTTCAACTTTGCGAAAGCAACCCTCGATAAGGATGTCGAGAGAGAAGTGGAGATTCGCAAGAAGCGAAGCGATGCAGGTAGAATACACAAAGGCAATCAGTACACTAATGGAACAAGTGTTCCAAAATCGGAACAAACGGAACAAATGTCCCAAGTGTTCCAACAAATGGAACAAGGTGGAACAAATGGAACAAATGGAACAAAAGAAAAAAAGAATGAAAACGAAAAAGAAATTTCCCCCATACCCCCTATTATAGAAAAAGAAAAAGAAGAAGAAAAAGAAGATAGTTTAGATTTCAGCGAACAAAAGTTCGCTGACATGCGCAAACTTTTTGACAAACGAAAGGCTAAGTTTATAGAGTCTGTTGAGCCGTATGTCGCAATCTACGGAAAAGAAATGACGGATGCGTTCATAAGTTATTGGACAGAGCCGAACAAGAGCCATACAAAGATGCGCCATGAACTTGAACGGACTTGGGATGTGTCGCGCAGGTTGAGCACATGGGCATCTCGCGATAGGTCGCATGAAGCACCGATGACAAGAGCTAAGAGAGTTGTTGAGGAGCAGGCGCGTAAAGCAAGGGAAGAGAGGCAGAGCAATACGGACGAACTGATGCGTAAACGTGACCAGTGGACGAAGCAGTCAGTTAGCCTTGAAGAAGCGCGTAATAGTGAAGAGTATCGTAGGGCAATGGCAGAAGCGTAGTTATGAAACTTGACAAGATTTATAACGAGGATTACGAGGTTTGGAAACCAGCAAAAGGGTATGAAGAGTTTCTTGAAGTTTCAACATTTGGAAATGCAAGACGAAAACCTCATTCTTTTATAAAAAGCAATGGACGTAGATGCACTGTGCTTGCTTGTAACTTAAAATTATGCGCAACAAGAACTGGATATCTATTAGTTAATGCAAATGGGGGTAAATGTGAGCAAATTCACAGATTAGTTGCTCTAACATTTATCCCTAATCCAAACAATCTACCAGAAGTCAACCATAAAGATGAAGATAAGACTAATAACAAGGTTTCAAACCTTGAATGGTGTACGCATCAATACAATTCTTCTTATGGAAAACGTAATAAAAAGATTAGCGAAACGCTTTCTTGTACTCATCCATCAAAAAGGAAAATACAAAACAATAATGGTGATGTTTTTAACAGCATTGCAGACGCAGCAAGGTGCGTGAATGGTTCTGCGGGAAATATTGTAAAGTGTCTAAAACAACAAACAAAAACTGCTTATGGTTACAAATGGGAATATATCATTTGAAGAAATGAAAGATAAAATCTTTTGTGAAGATTGCCTAATCGGAATGCAACGAATACCTGACGGAACGATTGACGCAGTGATTTGCGATTTGCCGTATGGGACGACCGCCATCGCTTGCATCAAGGAGCGTCGGCACTTCATCGGCTTCGAATTAAACAAAGAATATTACGACAAGGCTTGTAAGAGAATCAAGGAAGAACAACAACAATTAACTCTATTCTAAGGATTAACTATGACAGAGAAAGAATTTGACCAGCAGGTGTGGCGTAGGTTCGATATGGTCACACTTGACACAGGTGTAGAAACGACGATTATGAACATTTGTTTTGCGACGCGCAGTGTTCGTATTTACATTAAAGATTCGCCAGCCGAATGGGTGCAATTCAATCGAATCGAATCGCACAAGAACAGATTTGGTGGAGTCTCGGACGATGTAGCCATCATCGAGGAACTACACAATAAAGTTATTAAACAACAAAACGAGATTGAACGGCTTAAGAATGAACGGCAGCAGTTGCAGGAAAAAATCAGCAAGAACTATTGCAAGGAGCTACTCGCTGCGGTGAACGTAATGGAGCAAGGATTGCGCGAGAAGAAGCACAAACTTGAACAGGTAGAGAATGGGCTGAGTTTAATTGCAGCGTTAGCTGAGAAAATAAAGAACGAATAAACGTATTAAACTATGACTAAGAAACAAGAAAAGGAAAAACTTGTCGATAAATATTTCGACATGTATCGCAAGCGTCAAGAAAAGAATGGCTGGGACGCAAACGACTTATTCGATGTGGCGTATTGGTTTGTCGAAGAGACTATCTATACACTTGCGGATATGGATATAATCCCAAAAGAAGATTTGCAAGAGCGAATTAAATACCATTTAGACAAATTGGTCGAAGATGTGTTTAGGCATATTCGCTTGACGACAGAGAAAACAGAATAAACGGATAGAACTATGGCGAAGAAGAAGAAACGAATGGACGATATGGCGTATGAGTTGTATGTCCAACTGAAGCGAGCAATTCCAGATGGCGCATACATGCCTTCGACAATTGGAGCGATAGAGTATCTGCTTGCAGACATTCTGCTGTGGCTTGGTCAGGATGCGAAACAGTCGAAAGCTGCCCTTGATGTAATCGGCAAGGATGTTCTTAGAATAATGTTCAAGCAGAGAGAGATGTGTAACCAAGTAAACTGAGGACGACATGGAAGCAAAAAAGAAGAAGCAGCCTATCGTTGACGAATTGGAGGATAAGATATCATTGGAACTGCATTACCTATCTGTCCTGCAGAGTGCCATAAAGGATAGGGAAAGGAATAGTAGTTGTGCAGAGCTACATCGCTCGTTGAACTATATGCGCTACATAAACGAGAAATTAGAGCAAGAGAACATGATGCTTCGCAGGAACATCCGAGAGAAGGATTACATGATTGAAGAACTAATGAAGGAGAGGACGCTTGATGGATACATGGACGCAGTGGCTACAGCTCTCGCCATGTTCCCGATATCCAGTGTCGGCATTGTGGAGGAAGCGAGCGGCATCAGGCGTGACACAATCAAGAAGGCTGCCGAAAGGCTTGGAATTGTATTCTCGGACGACGATAGGCAAGAGGCTCGTCAGCGCATGAAGGAATGCGGCATCGGGGATATCGAGAAGAGAGGCGGTAAAAACAAGAAGGAAGTGGAGATGCTTGTTAACGGCAATGTCGTAGCAACATTCGGCTCGGTAAGGGACGCATGTATTGCGACAGGCAAGGCAGACACGACGATTATCGATAGGCTAAAGTCAGGAAAGGTTGTGAAAGGAGTATCGTTTCGATATAAAGGAGAATGAGATATGGCAAAAGAAGAACTTGAGTATGGGGCAGTACCGCAGCAGGAGAGAATAATCCCAGAAGGAATGAGTGCGTGCATAATGGACTGGAAAGACGAGCCGAAGAAGACGTGCGTAGTGTACAACAAGGACGGAGTGCCTGTGTTTAGGGTTCGTAGCAAGAGCATTGCGTACATTGGAAATAGATTGTGGAATTACTTTAGCAATATAACAAAGGAGGAGAAATGACAAAAGAAGAAATGACAAACAAACTTGTGCGGCTCGGGAACATGATGAACGAGGCGCGGGAGATTGTAGAGGAGATGAAGAACGAAGTGAACGGAAGGGTAGTCGCAGACTGCCCTGACATCAGCATAGTAGAGATATTGCCGCACTCGACTGCTCGTAGGAGATTCGTCAACGCAGCAAGGCGTGAGGGTGTGTACAGGCTAAAAGACCTGCTGTTATACACGCCATCCGAGGTGATGATGTGGCGTAATGTAGGCAAGAGATGTATAGCAGCCATACAGGAAGACCTGCAGAAGCGGTTCGGCATTAAGTGGGAAGAGTGAGAAATAGTTAATAGTTTAGAGTTAATAGTTAGGAGTTATGATTAAGTTTATTTTAGGTGTTGTTATTGGCGTAATATGGGGAGTGATATCGGTTCTCATTATATGGGAAGAGGATAGAAGGAGAAGGAATCTTAATGACGAAGACGCAGATGACAATTGAGGATATTATAGCCAAGCAGAACGGCAAGAGCCGCAGCAAGCCGCACGACGAGGAGCATCATATCCAGTGTGCTTGCGTGAATTGGTTTCGGTATCAGTATCCAGAATATCACAGTCTGCTTTTTGCTGTCCCAAACGGAGGTGCTCGCAGCAAGGCAACAGCAGGCAGGCTGAAAGCAGAGGGCGTGGTGGCAGGCGTGGCTGACTTGTTGTTGCTCGTGCCGTCAAAGGGGTATCACGGACTCTGCGTTGAGATGAAGACGCGCACAGGCAAGCAGGGTGACTCGCAGAAGGCATGGCAGAAAGAAGTGGAAAAGAAAGGCTACAAGTATGTAGTCTGCCGCAGCCTTGACGAGTTTATTGAGATAATAGACGAATATATCGAATAATAACGAACAAACGATGACAAAAGAAAAGAGCATGCGGCTGCAAGAGGCAGCGCTCATTAATATGTATAAGCAGGGAGAGTTGGAAGTAAGAAGACTAACGTCAAGAGGCGAGGTAACGAATAGGACATACTCCAAAATAATTTACCACTCAAAGAAAGTGTGAGAAATAAAAGTTGAACACAGAATTAAACAAGTATTTTTGTGCATGAAAACATTGCTTGGAATAACGCGGAAGCCTGACTTGGTCGTTCATAAGGACGGAATGATAGAAATCAAATCACGCCTTGTTAAGCAGCTTGCGATGAGGGAGGGAGACATCATAGATGTGATGGTCGACAAAGGGGAGTTCTATCTGTTCGTCCGAATCCATAACGACGATGTGGTGGGAAGCCATTGCGGGCGAGTGCGCTCGTCTAACAAATACAAATACTTCTCCCACAACTTCCGAGCGCAGTCGCGCAAATTGGCAGACGCAATCATAGAGGCTGCAGGGTGGACGGAAGACAAGCCATTGAGACTTGCTGCAGGCGAATGTGAGGCGTTCGATGAAATAGGACTTGCTGCGCCACTGATTACCAAGCGGCCATTATAAGAGAAGGAAGATGATTAAGGAGATTAAGTATACAGGATTCACGGCTACGCCATCGGACTATGAGTGCCCAGATGGGGAACTTGACGCGGCGATAAACTTTGTGCCAGAAGATGGCGAGTTGAAGCCAGTGCAGAAGGGGGAAGAGGAGTTCTCGGTAGGTAATAACGCGGAGAAGGTTTATATCCACCAGAACAAGTACAAGCACTATATTATTGTCTATAATAACAACGGCTCGCTTAGTCTTGCTTGGCGCGATGATAGCGACACGGCAACGATAACATCAATAACTGGTGTTACGTTTGCATCAGGCGAGGAGTTCGTGGACTATGCAAGCGTTGGCAATACAATTATCATCACCACAAACGAGCAGTTCTATTATCTCATTTGGC